TGAACAGAATAAAGCAGAAATGATTATTCCGTTAGACCATATGAAACGTACTCGTGGTTGGGAACTTCTTATGAATGTTGCTTCTCAATTTCTCGGTGAAGATTCGGGAACTCTTGGAAAAGGAGTCGCTGGCAATACTAGCGATTTAGAGAAGAAAGTTGAAGATTTAACCGATAAAATGAGTATTTTAATGGATGTATTAATGCAACAAAAAACTACTGAAATCACGATTAAGAATGAAATTGATGGTAGAGAAACTTCACGTAGTCTTGTTAAATATATTGACCAAGATTTGACAGACTATCAACGAATGAATAATATAAGAAAGGGGATTAGAACACATGCTTGATGTTTATTTTAATGGTAATCGTATTTCAGATTACTTTAATGTTATGGAGGGTTTTGATAGGGGGGTTTCCCCTGATAAAACGATAACCGCTGTTAAGGTTGGTCAAATGGATGGAGAATATTTTCAACATGCCACATATAATTCTAAGACAATTACCATGCCATATATGATAAAATATAATCAATATGGTAATAAATATTGGCGAGAGCTGGGAATGTGTTTGAATGTCGATGAACCCAAGCCCCTTATATTTGGAGATGAACCTGATAAATATTATTTAGCTATGCCTACGTCAGCTCCATTAAGCGAAAAATGGAATGATACCACCGGTTCAATAACTTGGGTTTGTTATGAACCATATGCCATTTCAACCAATACTGACACTTATGGTTGGGATGAATCAGTGACAGGTAGTGGTTTTAGTACAGATTTAAAAGGCAAAATTCACGGAGACTTGAATTCTAATAGTAATATGGCGTTTGTTGCGGAAGCCGAAGCGATTGTTAGTCGTTCTCCTTTAGAAATTACGCATGAATTAGACCAACATGATTATTTAATGCTTTATCATAAAGATGGAAAAAGTATCCAATACAAAACCACAGCACCCAATAATTCGGCGAGAGTGATGATTCGATTTAATATACTAGATGCAATTGAGAAAAATAATAAGGGCATTTGGATAAAATATGGACTTCTCAATAATTATCAGCAGGTTGACTGGGTTAAAAATAATTTAGAATCGTTGACTATTGGGGCGTATTCTTGGGGACATGGCTCAATAATTGATGCTAATAATGGTTATCGTTCCGCTACACAAGTGTGGGATGGTAAGGATTGGATGGGAACACAGGTTAATATTTCTAATACTCCAACACTTGGTCAATATACTTTTACCGATACATTTAATATTAATAATATTATTGATAATGAGGGATATGTATATTTATTAACTTTTTCCAATGTTTCTGATAAAAATAATCCCTCTATTCAAAATATTGATTATGCCTTTATGAATGGTAAATTAACCTTACCAGCCAGTAATACGGTGACAATTGATTATAAGGGAACATATCCCACCCCTGCAAACTTTAAAATTACACATAAGAGCGATAATGGATTTATTGGTTTAGTATCAAAAAATGCCATCTATCAAGTGGGTAATACTTCTGAAGTTGACGGAAAAGTTGTTGATAAATCTCAAATGTTGCTTGATGACACATTTGATGGAACTACCCTTAATCCAAAGTGGGTTAAAAATGGAGGTTTTACGAGATATAGCCCCCACACAGCGGTTCATATTGGGGAGTATGGTATGTATACTAAACCCCGTAGTAGAACTTATGTAAAAAGTTTTGGTGGGGGTGGACACCCCGGGGTTTGGCATGGGCCCAGCTTATATAGAGAGATTGCCGCTGATAAAGATAATGTTAAGGGTTCAAGAGATTTTATTTCAGATAATTATATTGTATTTAATGGTAATGCAAACGACCAATTAGGTGTTCAAGAAATCAATATTACAGATGAGAATGGTAAATTTGTAATGGGGTTTATGATTAGAAATTATACATGGAAAAATATTAGAAGTGAGATGAGTTTTTGGGTAGGCAATAAACAGGTTTGGGTAGAAGAGTCCGATAGGTGGAATCACTTCAAAGGACGAGTTTTAATGAAAAAAAATGGAAGTGTTTTTACTTTTGAATTAAACAAACTCGAAGCCGGTCATAACAACACCAGTAAAACGTTTAGTTATACTGACCATAATTTAGAATCATCTTTGGGTTATGGTATCACATTGTGGAGTTCTGTTTGGGATAAGGCCCATTCAACAGATATGGGCGTTTATGGTGTCCAATTCAGAAAAATGGGTATGACTGATTGGGAAGATACACCCAATACTTTTGTTAATGGAGATGTTTTAGCATTAAATAGTAATAATAATAAGCCCGAAACATTTCTAAACAACTCTTTATCACTAGGCTTCCAAGATGTTGGTAGTCAACCAATATTATTATCACATGGTATTAATATTATCCAGGTTGCGTATTCTAATTGGGCGGAAAGACCAGAATTAGAGGTAAGTGTTACACCACGTTTTATCTAATGAAGATTTTTCTTCATTATACATAATATAAACTTGACATATAATGTCGTGAGTGATATTATTTAATTGTAGTAAGATAGAATAAAAGGAGGTTTTTATTTGTTATATGTATTGGATAGAGCGCAGGCTGCACTTTGCGTATTGAGTAATTATTATGATGATACACATGAAATAGATATTGAAGCTGGTGTAAGTAGCTATCAATTTACTATTACGAAAAAAGAATCGGGTGCAGAATTTTTACAGACGGGTAATTATATTGTTATGCAGGACGATTTGGGTGTAAATATGGTATTTACCATCCTGAAAACCACAGAAGTGCATGAAACAATACAGGTCTATGCAATAGACGCTGGCATAGAATTATTTAATAAGATGATGGCAGAATGGACAGAAACAGAAGCGCATCCTATTGCTTATTATATTGAAAAATGTCTAAAGAACACCCCTTGGAAAATTGGTGTTAATGAAATATCTTCTCTAAGCAGAAAAATATCATATGAGGGAAAAGATACTGGATTAAGTAGAATTTTATCCCTCTTGAACTCATTCGATAAAGCGGAAATAAATTTCTCTCTTAAATTAAAAGGTTTAACCATAACCGATTGGAATATTAATATATACAAACAACTAGGAAGTAATAGAACAGATGTTCAAGTTGTATATAGTAGAGAATTAAATGATATTACTAAAGAAGAAAGTAGAGAAGTATTTGTAACCGCCTTACAGGGTATTGGTGCTAGTATTGAGGTTGAAGAAGGAAAACCTGAAAAGCATACTGATTTTACCAATGAAGATTATGATGATGGAGATTTTGTAAGTCCGATGGGTGACTCTTGGCTTTATGCTAGAACTGCTAATGAACAATTTAACCCCACAAAAGCATATATTGAAGACTACTTTGAATATGATACAAGCTCGCCTAGTGAATTGTTAAATAGAACAATTACCCAAATCAAAGAGCGTAGTGTTCCTAGTATCACATATAATGCTGATATTAGTATTATTGACCCAACCTTGAAGATTGGTGATTATATTACTATTATCGACCATGATTATCGTCCGGCTTTATATCTTAGAGCGCGCGTACTAAAGATGACAAAATCTTACACTGACCTCAGTAAAAATAAAGTTACAATGGGTAATTATCAAGTATTGCAAAGCAATATTGATGATAGATTGAAAGAGTTACAAGAACAAATTAAGAATATTCCAGCAGGTAAAACATTTTATACATGGATTAGATATGCCTCTGATGATAAGGGTACGAATATGACGTCAACGCCAACAGCTGACACCCAATATGTCGCGATTGTTTCTAATAAACCAACGGGCGTACCAAGTGATAACCCAGCGGACTATGCTGGGAATTGGCAGTTAATTAAAGGGAATGATGGTTCAGACGGTATCCCGGGTCCGAAAGGTGAAGACGGCAAGACTAGCTATACTCACTTCGCTTATGATAATAATGTCAGTGGCAAGGAAGATTTTAGTGTTGATAACCCAACTGGGCGGAGCTATATGGGTGTTTATAGTGACTTCACGAAGGCTGACAGCACCA